GTTTTCTTTTTATCTAGGTCTGTCATGTTTACCTATGCTTTTCTTTGAGAGCTAAGTTAGCTTGGTTAAGATACCACGCAGCCTTGTTCATGTCCTCTGTGGGGTTACCCTTGTAGAAGGCACGGTGGTTGTACTTCATTACGTTACCACGACAGTAGGCTACAAACCCATCAATACCTAAGACCTGCCTGATGTACTCAATACATTCTATACCATCTGTGTGGTTGTAGTGGTAAGGTTTTTGTACTGGATCAAACACAGGCGTAAGGTCAATGTCGCATTCAGGACAAGTAGAGTCTTCTTTTAGATAACTATCACAAACATTACAGAACTCTTCATTCATTACAGACCTTCTTTCATAAAGACTTTGACCCACTCTGCACAGATGCCACTCCGTACAATGTCGTCAACACCAAACTCAACAATGGGTACATCAAGGTAGTACTTCTTTGAAAGGTGAATGACTTTAGCTAAGCCACTCTGTCCCTTCAAGTCGGACTGCTGTATGTCTCCGTTAAGAACGATTGTACTACCTTCACCTACCCGTGTCAATAACATCTTGATCTCTGGGATCTCAATGTTCTGTGCTTCGTCTACGATGATGAAGGCATTGTCAAAGCTACGGCCACGCATGAGAGCTAGGGTAGCTACTTCGATGTTGCCTGCTTTAAGTCCTGTCTCTACGGCACCCTTACCTAGGTGCTTAGTCAGTACGTCTAGCACAGGTAAGGCCCAAGGTTGAGCCTTCTCCTCAAGTGTTCCTGGTAGGAATCCAATGTCCTTACCGACTGCTACGTGTGGGCGAGTGATAACAATCTTATCTATCTCTTTGAGGATGTACAGATCAGCAGCACAGGTGGCTGTCACATAAGTCTTACCTGTGCCTGCTGGACCTAAGATTAGAACCTGCTTGCTAGTGCCTATTGCTTGTATAAGATCCTTTTGTTTATCTGTACGAGGTACAATACCTGACGTAGGTTTAACAGCTGCACCCTTGTACGTAGTCTTACGTCTTGATCGTGTCTGCTTCTTGGGTGGTTCATCATTAGACAGTGACAACATGCTGTGAGTTTTCCTTTACGTAGCTGAGTGGTAGTATGGTCATTAGATCCCCACGGTCTGGCCTAGCGTACAGGCCAAAGTCACCCTTGTAGTACTCAGTACATCTCTTTCGTAGATCCAGGTAGATGTCGTCAGGGTCTATTAAGTAGAAAGCTTCTTCACCTCTGACTGCAATGAACCTATCAACACCGTTAGGTACACCCCATCCTTTAGTTGGTTCCCAGTTAGGTGGTCTCTTAACAGTCTTCAACTCCCACCAGATAGTGTAGGTGACTTCACTTGAACGAGAGAAACGCTTAGCTGCCTTAACATCTACCCGTCCAAACTCTTTATCTAATACGTCCCAGTGTTCATGTATGTCTTCATCCTTAGTGGACTTACGTACATAGTCTTTACCTCTTAGTGCTGCAAACTCTTGCTCTGCTGACGTACCCTCAAGGTAAGACTGTGCATTTCTTTTAGCATAGGCCATGTAATATTATCCTTCCAGCATTGGTCCACCCCGCAGGACTCGAACCTGCAACCTAGTCATTAGAAGTGACTTGCTCTATCCAGTTGAGCTAGGGATAGTTGTGCAGCAGTTTAAGCACATGCTTAGGTGCGTGTTACTTTAGAACAACGCTGAAACAAACGGAATGATTGTCTCAGTTGTAATTTTATATCCCATAACTACAACGATATTAAACATAATAAATTCAGCCATACTATTCTCCTTTCTTATACTAGATCTACGATTTCACAACTATCACCAGAGCAAGCCAACGTCTGACTTCCTGACGTGTTGTCTTCTTTCTCATAATTGGCTAGGTCTTCCCAGTTAATTGAGCTTGGCATACAGGATAGAAGTGTTTCGTAGTCTGTTTTACTACAGTCTTGATAAGGCGCTTGCTGGTACGTATGCTCATTGAAGGGTAAGAAAGATACGCCAGACATTTCATCAAAGTGTTTGTAAACAAACGCACCTACTTCTAACCATTCAGAATTTCTAACGTTTATAGTTACCGATGGCTTATGCTCACACCATGATCTTTGATAAGATAGCCACATCTCTAGCTGTTCAATAGCTGTAGTATCTTTGGTACACACTGCACCTTCTGGAGCCTTCTGAGGAAAACTAAATACAGTAGTCTGGTCTGGCTTCATTACGTCTGGAGAATTAGGTATGCCTTGGTCTATCATAAACTGTGTCAGTGGGTCTTTGTTATCACCACGTACAGTACGGATGTAGTAGGGCGAGTGACGCGAGTGTATGCCCGATGCGCTATTCACCAATTGTGATACCGTTCCTGACGGCTTAACACACGAGATAGCAGTAGAGACAGGGATGCCAAGTCGATCAGCCCATTCAGCATTAGTCGAGACAGCAATAGAACGTAGGTGCTCAAGTGTTTTATCTAGGCCTGAGTTAGCTGTTGTGAGTAGTGGGTTGTCCATTATCCCCGTGAGTGACACACCCAACAGGCGTTCCTCTTCGGTATTTCGCTGCCACAGTTTTCGCAAGTAAGGGAACTTCGTGAAGGTAGATTGAATAGTACCCAAGATTGTAGCAATACGAACTTTTCTTTCAAGGTCTGCAAGATTATCTGTCGCACGTACTACACACTCCGTTAAATTACACACCTGACCACTGCGTAATATTATCTCGCTGCAAGGGTTAGTGCCGAACTCATGGTCTGCATCACGCCTACCATTCTTAGCTGCTTGCTTCTTAGCTGCCTCACGGTTGAAGATACCACGCTCACCTGAGCCTGACTCAACCAATGCCATCCACTCACGCATAAAGGATAGACTGTCAGGCTTCTCAGAGTATGCTACTGAGTTGTTAGCCAAGGCACGATGCGGGTTGTTGTCCCACCATGCACCAGACTTAGCTGTACGCATACGGTCATCACTAAGATTACTCAATGAAATCATAGCACTACGGCGCACACCGCCTACGACTACTACTTCACCTATCTTACACATGATGTCGTGACACTCTATAGATGATAGCTTTCGCCCCTGTGCATCTTTAAATGTTTTAATTGTAAAGTTAAACAAGTCGATCAGTGGCGCTGGGCCTGATGCCCTACCTCCGAATGTCTTGAGCCTTGCGCCAGCTGGACGTACCCTACTCACGTCCCACGTAGGTATCTCACCAATGTACAGTAGCGCAATCACTTGACGGAGAGCCTTGGACCAACCCTCTTTGCTGTCCTTAACAACTATGTTAGTCTCACTGTCAAACAACTCAGGAACTTCAGGTAGCTTCTGAACGTACTGACGCTCAACACTAAAGCCTACCCCAGTACCACACATGAGAACGTGCATAGCTTCATCAAAGGCTAGCTTATCATCTACAGCTATGTAAGAGCAGTTATACATTGATATATTATCACGCATAGCTGCAGGGCCAGCCGTCATTAAACTTCGCATAGATGGCATTACATCTAGGCTTAGTATGGCTTGTTCAATGTCTTTGACGTAAGAGTCTTTGCCAGCTAAAGGATACACAATATTTTCCATGTATCGTGCTACTGTCTCACCCCAAGTCTCACGCCTTCCTTCTTTGTCCAGCCAACGTGCATAACGTGACTTGTGTATAAATGACTGGTAGTCTGTTGGTAAGTAGTTGTTGCTCATGTTGTTATCTTTCTGTTGTGTATGTTCTACTATCGGTTGTCGCCACTACCCCTCAGGGTTCCCCTGGCTTCACGTCCATCTAACTTCTCAACGTTCAGTCTGATGATGTCTCCAAGTCCGTAACCAAAGATCGTACCAAGGGCTACGCCATAGAAAAAGACATCACCTATCTCCTTAGCAATCTCCTCAGGAGTAAACTTGTGCTTGTCACGTATTAGTTTCTTAACCTTTTCAGCTACCTCCCCTGCCTCACCTACAAGTCCAAGTGTATTCTCAACTAAACGATCATGTCCTTCAGTTAAAATCTTAGCCTCAACCCATTCACTGTACCACTCAAATGGATCAAGGCTATACCTGTTGCCGTCTACCATCTTGTAGTAGCCCATAGCGTCTAGGTCAACATCACTTAGCATTAGTATCAGCGTCCAATGACTTCTTTATGTCGTCTGCCTGTTTTTTAGTTACGTCTGATATGGTCGGCCTACCTTCTAGAGAAGTCTTTAGTTCTTCAGTCTTCATCTGCTGTACAGACTGAGTACACCTAACCATGTGGTTGAATAAGATAAGAGAGTTCTGACCCAGGTTAAGTAAGTTAACAAGATCTGTCTGTTCTTTAGTTAAGTCTTCTGAGTCATACTCTTTATCGTTGATAGAAATTTTAGTCATAAGTGTTTACCTCACAGTTTAGGATGACAATATCATCAGTATCATAAATTAAATCCTCAAGCAACTCCAGTACTTCCACACAACAATTAGTGTCTGATACCTCTAAGAAGTTAGCCTCAGGATCTACCTCTAAGACAAGTCTAGCCTCAAATTTCATTGGCAGAAACTCCTAGTTATATTATTTATCACGGTATAGTCAACCGTATTCTTTACGAAGTGAAGCCAAAGAAATAAACTCTGGTTCGTAGAACCCATTCTGTATTTCTCTCTTGACTACTACCCCAGACCACCAGTCTAGGTTAGCTTGACCAGCCCAAGATTCATCAGCACCTTTAAAGCAACCAGCTACTAGACCTATAGCACCAGCTGCATCTTTAAACTTTAAGTCTCTCTTGTGTGAGTGACCACAGGTTGAACTCTTAAACCTGTTAGCAAGTAAGGAATTTGCGTGGTGCATTCCACTCATGGCTGTGCCAAAATTACCAGCACTAAAAAAGTGAGCATAAGACACACCGTCATAGTCTTTGATGGCTGGCGCTGAGTTGTGATATTCGTGGTACTCATCGAACCAGTGGCTAGTCTGTAGGTGGCTGAAGGAGATACCGTACTTAGATCCTTCTAAACGTGGGTCGTTCTTCAAAGCTTTCTTGATACGGTTTTCATGGTTACCTTCAAACCCGTAGAAGGCTGGACGCTTACGCTTGTGGTGCCTAAACTTCCAACGTAGACGATCCTGCGCCTCGTTGTAATGTTCGATGTCTGCCTCGTAGCTCTGGCTAACGATAGACTCTGGGCTGCGTGTATCAAATGTATTCAGTGATCTCATGTCAGCACCGTCACCTAAGTCCACAACGTAGTCAGGCTTGATGTCATAGAGGAAGTCACCAAGTAGGCTGAACCTATCGTTACTAACTGACGGATCACAGTGAGCACAAGAAAACACAACAGCTGTTTTACTTACAGTGTTTATAGGCATAACCTTGAACCTTTCTTACTACGTCATCGTGCTGGGAATTACCGTTACTATCAATAAAAAGACTAAAGTTACTAGACAAAAAGTCTATGTCATCCATAGCTTGCTTCATACTATCGTAGTAAAACTCTTCCTCATGTAGGTCACTATCGTACTTGTACTTAGTTAAGCAAAGGTTCCAAGGAAGGTCTACGCCGTTTTCGAATGGCCCTTTGATTACCTTAAGTATCTCAGCGTATGGTTTAAACTGTTTAGTCATTACTGCTCTCCTCTAACCAGGATTCTGGTATAACCTTGTCGGCATAGATGAAGCCGTGCTTAGTACACCAGTCACCATATGTAGACTTACTGCCTTTATATATACGTGATTTACTATTTGTAAAGACAAATCGTATGTCATGCTCAGGAAATTGTCTGCGTATTTCTTTATGTTTCCTTCTGTCGTCAGAAACGAAGCGGCCCTTGGTCTCAACTATGATGCCGTTACCTAGAACAAAGTCAGGTGTGTAGGTTCTATTGCGTAGATCTATCCACTTAATCTTTGTTTTTTCGTAGGTAAAGGAGATGTTTCTTTTCCTAAGGTAGTTGGCTGTGTCTACCTCTAGACCTGAGCGATACCCTTCTTGGATACCCCTCAGTCTTTTGTTATTAAATTTCACCACGGTATTCTAAATCCTCTGCTACGTTAGGAAGTTTGTTTACCGTAGTAAGGTAGAGTGGTTTGTCACTGTAGACAAACTTACGTAACTTAGGGTAACATATCTTCTTGAAATCGCAGTACCCACAGGTAGAAGCTAGTTTCATGTTGCCGTTGTTGCTTGCCTTAGACTGAGGCACAGGTTCAAAGGCTCTATCAGGTGGCTCATCACTCTTAGCCATAGCCTTAAGGTGCTTGACTGTGCTTTCCTTTGCATCAAACTCTTCAGAAAAATCATACACGTCTAGGCATACAGCCCCGCTAACCTTACATACCACAAGAAAACCACCATGTGTCTTATCAGTTACGAGTGGATCATCAACGGCTGCGTATACGTATGAACTAAGCTGAGAGATGTAACCAAAAGGATCATCGTTACGTAGGTTGCCAACCTTAAACTTCTTAAAGGCGTAAGGTGACGCAGACTTAACATCAATAGTCATGCCGTTAATGACAGCATCTCTGTGACCTTTGATACCATGTACATCCATGCGGTCCTGAGCACCAGTGACTGAGTGTCCAGACACAGCTGCTATAGCCAGCACTAGCTCTTCGATCATGTCACCGTAGAAGAATTTGAATAGGGTATCTGGGCCTAAGGGTTCTGACTCCAAAGACTTATTAACTTTGTACCATAGCTTACGCTCACATGGTGTACCAAGGGATGAGAGTGACAGGTAGGCACGGGGTTCCTGTGGTTTAGCAAACCTTTGCTCAGCCATATCTGCTATGTTGTTAGACATGAACTCACCAATAGACTTATCCCAACCGTTGCGGCCTAGGATAGTCTGCTCAATGTCATGCACCAG